CCGTCGCGCAAGTTTTCGCAAGATGAAACACAGGGGGGGTGAGTGACCATGCCAGGACCACCTAAAAAACCGACAGCACTCAGGATCTTAGAGGGGAACCCGTCCAAGCGGCCTCTTCCGAAGAACGAGCCGCAGCCGGACCCGTCTCTCCCGGAATGTCCTGACTGGTTGCTCGACGATGCCAAGAAGGAATGGGCGCGCGTGGCACCGGAACTGAACCGGCTTGGTCTTCTGACGATAGTCGACCGAACCGCACTTGCGGCGTATTGCCAGAGCTATGCGAAGTGGAAACAGGCCGAAGAATTCATAAAAAAATACGGGACCACCTACAGGATGGTCAAGACCGACAACGACGGGAGGAAATTCGTCTACAGTCAGCAACATGCCGAGGTTGGGATCGCCAACCAGTGCTTGAAGCAGATCCGGGCTTTTTGCGCCGAGTTTGGCTTGACGCCGGCGAGCAGGGCCCGTCTGGAACTCCCGTCGGAAGTGGTGTTCGACGACTTCGAGCTAAAACTCAAAAAACGAATGGGCTGATCGGAGGTGTTCAGCAGGAAAAAGGCCGACTGGGCGGTGGAATTCATTTCACGGCTCCGGTTCACGAAAGGAGAGTGGGCAGGCTATCCGTTCCGACTGCAGGGGTGGCAGAGGAAATTCATCCGGGAGCTCTTTGGCAGGGTACGGCCCAAAGACGGGCTCCGTCAATACCGGACAGCGTACCTTGAGGTCCCGAGGAAAAACGGAAAAACGGAGCTTGCGGCCGCCTTGGCCCTTCTTCTTTTGGTCGGGGACGACGAGCCGGGTGCTGAAATATATTCAGCCGCAGCGGATAGAGACCAGGCATCACTCGTTTTCAACGCCGCGGCGACGATGGTCCGGTCGGATCCGGTTTTGCGGCAGCATCTTAGAATACTGGACTCCACCAAGCGGATTGTTTGCTATGAGACCAACAGCTTCTACCACGCAATCAGCGCCGAGGCATACAGCAAACACGGTTTCAACGCCCACGCCGTCATTTATGACGAACTTCATGTCGCACGTAACAGGGAACTATGGGACGTTTTACAGACATCGATGGGAGCGAGGAGACAGCCGCTCATGCTTGCGATAACCACGGCAGGTTACGACCGAAACAGCATCTGCTGGGAGCAGCACGAGTACGCTGAAAAAATAATTGCCGGGATGGTGGAGGACGAGACGTTTTTGCCGGTAATTTATTCGGCCGATCCGGAGGAAGACTGGACGAGTGAGAAGACTTGGAAAAAGGCGAACCCGAACTTGGGTGTTTCGGTAAAACTAGAGTTTCTGCGACAGGAATGCAAAAAGGCGCTCGAGATCCCGGCATACCAAAACACCTTTCGGCGCCTGTACCTGAACCAGTGGACAACACAGGAGACGCGGTGGCTTGACATGAAAAAGTGGGATGCGTGCGGTAGCGAGCCGGTAATACCAGAAGGGGCTCCATGTTATTTGGGACTCGACCTGTCGAGCACGGTCGATATCACGAGCGCATCACTCTTTTGCCCGGAAACTGGAGCGATCCTCAACTGGTCGTGGATCCCGAAAGAGAACATGCTCGCGAGAGAACGTCGTGACCGTGTCCCGTTCTCCCAGTGGGAGCGCGAAGGGTGGATCACCGCAACGCCGGGGAATGCGATCGATTACGGCTTCATACGCAGGAAAATCAATGACATTAAGGCGGAATACCCGGGCCTTCAGGTCATCGGATACGACCCGTGGAACGCCACGCAGCTCGCGATACAACTCGAACAGGAGGACGGGATGGCTGTCATACCGATTCGGCAGGGGTATCAGACGCTGTCGCCGGCATGCAAGGAGCTTGAACGACGGGTGCTTGAGGGGTCCTTATGCCATGGTGGCAACCCGGTACTGCGATGGGCGACGGATAATGTAGTTATAGCGCCTGACGCAAACGACAACATCCGGCCGGTCAAAAACAAGGCCACCGAGCGAATCGACCCAACGGTGAGCCTGATAATTGCCATCGCGGCGTGGCAGCAGACCGAGGACCCGCAAGAATCGGTATACGAAACCAGAGGCGTGATCGCCCTGTAAGGAGGTGCGGTTTTGGGAGTATTGCAAAACATCAAGCGGCGAATAAACGCATTGCGCGGCAAACGAGCTTCTCCACAGGGTGGTCTGGCCAACCCGCCTCAATGGCTTTCCGACTTTCTCGGCGGCGGTAACCTTTCCTCGTCGGGATTGCACATCACAGAAGATGACATGCTCAAGGTTTCAGCAGTCTACGCTTGTGTGAACCTCATCTCCAACACTCTAGCATCGCTCCCGCTTCCCACGTATCGTCGAAAGGACCCCCGAGGAAAAGAACGCGCACGAGACCATTACCTATATGACGTTCTCCAGTACGAGCCGAACCCGGAGATGACGGGCTTCGATTTCCGGAAAGTAATGCAAGGGCAACTCGAGCTTTTCGGGAACGCCTACGCGAATATAGTCTATGACGGGGCTGGACGCGTGAAGGAATTGTGGCCGATCCCGTCGGTCTACGTCAGACCACGTCGAAACGCCAGCAAACAGCTTCTCGTTTATGACGTGTTCGTCCCGAACGAAACGCCCCGGACGCTGCTCTCATACGAGATGTTTCACTTGCGCGGTTTCGGAGATGGTCTGTTCGGATATCCGCCGCTCCGGTACGCGCGAGAGATCGCAGCGCTGGCGCTTGCGGCCGAGGAATACGGGGCCGGATTTTTCGCACACGGTGCGGTGGCGTCGGGGATTGTGGAACTGCCCGGGAAGCTCTCGGACCAGGCGATGAAGAATTTTCAGGAATCGTTCCGGAAAAAGTACGAAGGGCTCGGGAACCAGCACAGGATACTGTTTCTGGAACAGGGCCTGAAATTCCATCAGACCACGATTCAAAACGACAACGCTCAATTCTTGGAGACTAGAAAATATCAGGTGGAGGAGGTCGCCAGATTTTTCGGCGTACCGCCTCATAAGATTGCTTCACTAGATCGTTCAACTTACTCGAACATAGAACATCAGTCAATCGAATTCGTCCAGGACTGCATCCGACCGCGTGCGGTAAACTGGGAGCAGCAGATCAGGAGACAGTTACTCAGCGCAGAAGGCAAAAAGCGTTTCTACGCGGAGTTTGTGCTCGACGGTCTCCTGCGTGGCGATGTCCAAAGCAGATCTCAATACTATAAAACAGGGCGCAATGACGGCTGGCTCTCGGCAAACGACATCAGGGAGCTGGAGAACATGAACCCGATACCGGTTGAGGAAGGCGGCGACGCCTACCTGATAAACGGAAACATGGTACCGATCACTGAAGCGAATCAGGTACAGGAAGGAGGGGATGACAGTAATGCCTCAGAACCTGGAGCGTAGATATATCAACACCACGCTGGAGCTTCGCGACAATGACACCGAACCTGTAGTTTCCGGCTACGCGGCAAGGTTCAACGAAGAGTCCGAGGAGTTGTGGGGGTTCCGGGAGGTTATCCTTCCCGGTGCGTTCAAGGACGCCCTCGAAGCTCCGGACATCAGGGCGCTTTTCAATCACGACCCGAGCCAGATTGTAGCGAGGACGAAGAATAACACCCTAAGAGTTTGGGAGGACGAACAGGGCCTCCGGTACGAATTTCAGCCGAACATGAAGACCGCAGCAGGAAGGGATCTGGTTGAACTCCTCAGGCGTGGCGACGTCGATCAATCGTCTTTCGCGTTCTCGATGGATGGCGGCATCGAGGAATGGGATGATACCGGTGAGATCCCGGTCAGGAAGCTCATCAAGATCCCGAGACTCTATGACGTGTCGCCCGTCACGTATCCGGCCTACCCCTCCACGAGCGTAGGGGTACGGAGTGCGCAGGACGTGTACGAGGAGCACAAGGCGCAACGCGAAGAACAGGAAAAACAGGCAGCCGAACAGCATGCTGAGGAAGCACGTGTGAAAGCGAGAATGCTTCGCCGGAAGGCGGAGCTAGAAATCAAAAAGGAGGTATTCTTAACATGAACGTAAAGGAACTTTTGGAAAAACGAGGCAACATTTGGGAGCATGCAAAGGCATTGATCGACACAGCCGAGGCCGAAGGGCGCGACTTCAGCGCCGAGGAGCAAGCCCAGTACGACAAGATGATGGACGAGATGGACGGGCTTGCCAAGAGGGCGAAGCGCCTCGAGGAAAAACAGCGTCTTGAGGCACAGCTGGCCGAACCGGCGAACGAGCCTGTCCGGGTGGATCCTGCTTCTGGCGACGCGGACAAGAAAACTCCAAACCTCATGCCGGAGTTCAGGTCGTTCATCAAAACAGGCGTGGTTGGTCCTGAGATGCGCAGACTACAGACCGACCCGGATGCTCAGGGCGGTTACCTTCTTCCTCCGGAACAGTTTATTGCGGATCTGATCAAGGAGATCGATGACAGGGTCTTTGTCCGTGGCATGGCCACTGTTATCCCCGTCACCACGTCCGACTCCCTCGGTGTCCCCACGCTTGATGCTGACGTTGACGATCCCGACTGGACTGCTGAGGTGGAAGCTGTCGCCGCTGATGCGTCGATGACGTTCGGCAAGCGGGCTCTCACGCCCCATCAGCTAACGAAGCTGGTAAAAGTGAGCATGAAACTTTTGCGGACGTCGGCCATTCCGGTCGAAGGGCTTGTCAGGGAGCGACTTGCCTTCAAATTCGCCGCGGCGCAGGAAAATCATTTTCTCAACGGCAACGGTACCGGCCAACCTCTTGGTGTATTTGTAGCTGATACAAACGGCATCAGCGCCGCTAGGGATGTAAGCACTGGGAATACAACGACTGAGATCAAAGCAGACAACTTGATCGAGGTAAAATACGCCCTCAAGGAACAGTACCGTGGCGGCGCGCAGTGGATCTTCCACCGCGACGGCGTCAAGCAGATCTCCAAGCTCAAGGATGGCGACGGTCAGTATCTCTGGCGGCCTGGTCTTGCGGCGGGGCAGCCCGACACGCTTCTCAACTTGCCGGTCAACGAGTCTGAATACGCGCCCAACACCTTCACTACTGGGCAATACGTTGGCATCCTCGGCAATTTCCGCTACTACTGGATCGCCGAGCTGTTCGGGATGGAGATTCAACGCCTGAACGAACTTTTTGCGCAGACCAACCAGGTCGGGTTCATTGGTCGCATGTGGGTCGACGGCGCTCCCGTGCTCG